ACCTCGGGCTTTAACCTTATTAAATAAATCATCATTCTTCTCCCAATTAAGGTCGTCCGTGAGTTTCTTAAAAGCGTCGTCATCTATCCGATTAATCAGATTCTCTGGGTTCGCGTCGGCGAGGCTCCCAATTTCATTATACAGCGCTTTATGAAACAGTGGAGTCAATTCTTCAGCGGACAGCACATTATCTGCTGCCGGCAAGTTAAGTAATTCGACAGCGCCAGATTGTTGACCAGAAGCCAGCGCACTTATAACAGACTGAGGCATTCTTATCACATATGGGTGTTTAGAATTTAAAAGGATGTCGGCGATATTTGCCAGGTTAAAGTCAAACTGGTAGAAGTCGATCTTTCCCTCTAGTTCTAACCCTTTACCTTCCAGCGTTTTAGTGCAGACAACATAGCGCATGCCGCCGTTAATTGACTCTGGGTACGCTGGCTTAACCATATCGTTAACCAAGTCGGTGTAACTTCCACCAACAAGTAAACCTCCCTCTCGATACAATTTCAAACTAACAGGAATTGTTTGACCGGAGGCGCGGTCAAGGTAGTCAGCAATCGTCTTGTTACCTGTGGGTATCTGCTCTCCATCTACCAATGCTGCTAGGAAGGATTCGAAACTAAACCCAGCCGATGATGCGTTAAAGTTTGTGATAACTTTCGTCAAAGTCTTATAGAAGACAAGATAGGAGATTGCCTGCACAATACGTGCAGTGCGATCATCGCCCGCTTTTTCAGTCACCATTGAAAGACCGTTATCGTAAAACTCTGATACACTGCGAATCTTGTCTGCGAAATCGGATCCTTGAATATTCTTAAGGTAATTTTCTAACAACTGTCTTTGGGCGCCCTTGATCTCAACACCTTCATCAGTGGTTCGAACATCAGACCAGCCAATCTCTGACACCTCTATATTGGGGATCATCTTTAAGACCATTTCCAGTACTGCCTCATCGCTACTGGGAAGATCTGGTGGTGCCACCTCTTCATTGGTTTGCGAGGACATCACCTCCTTAACCATCTCCAGTAGCGTACCTATATTGAGTTTGCTAACCTCTTTCAAATATTCTTCTTTTATGATCTCAGATAATTCGGACATGTTCTTCTCCTTAAATAATTATGTCAGCGATGCCCAATTCGACCGCTTCTTCGGCAGTTAAATAAACATTTACTTTGCGTTCAAGCATTTTCTTGATTTGAGACTTTGTCATTTTAGTGTTGGCAGCCAAACAACTGATATACATGTCTTGAAGTTGTTCGATTGCTTCCATCTCATTTATCATGTTGTGTAGTGATCCATGGTTGGCGCCCAAGACCGAGTGGATCATAACACGACAATTTGCGCCAATCTTGCGCTTACCTTGTGTTCCGGCGGCCAAGATGAGTACTCCGGCGGACATTACCTTGCCCATTCCGATAGTGTGTATCTCATTATTCTCTTTCACGTTACGCATAATATCATATAACGAAAACATATCGTCAGCCGAGCCGCCATATGTTGACACGTAAAAATCAATCGGCTTTCGCTTTTCTGGACTTGAGTTCGCATATAAATGGTCTAAATACAGCAACCCATGAATGACCTCTGCAACTTTTTCGTCGGTTACATCACAAAATAAGCCGATGGTGTTCATCGGCTCGGGCTCCTCTGCGAGCATCTCCTCGCTCAAGGAAGACGGATCAAGGATAACGATCTTTTGTCCGGCATCTGATGGCACCTTGTTCTTCTCTGGCTCTTCCGCTTCTACTTCAAGCAATGTCTTGATTGCTTTTTTGATCTCTTTAATCATCTTCTTAGATTCCTTCTTTGTTGATAAAGTGTTTTATGTACTCGATACCTTCTTCGTTCAAGAAGCGCATTGCAGAATCCCAGTCATCGTACTCAATAAGGTCGCGATAAAACTTGGGGTGCATATTAATTATCTCCCTAATCGACTTATCTTTATAAAGTTTTATATCAGCATCAAAATTTAATTGATATGCTTTAACATTTCGCTCGCTCTCTTCCCTGAGTCGCAGTTCATTAAGACGCATAGCTTTGGTATATTCCAAGCTCTCTACCCCTCTAACAATTGTATACAGCGAGAGACAATGTGAAATCTTGAGCATTACGAGCCCTAGACGTATTTCCTTGAGGAAATAAAATGTTTTGCAGGTAAGATACCCGAACGCAAAAACTAACAGATATAGCCACCAAATATGTCCCATGTATGCTCCAAAAAATTAACCACTAGTAAAGACTAGTGGTTAATATTATAACAGGCTCGATGTCTTTTGTCAAGTTATTTAGTGAGTCTCTTCATGATTCTCTCAGCAAGCTGATTAACAATCTCTTCCTTCTTGCTCTCGGCTTGAAGGCGCTCAGCGACACGGCGTGCCACCTCTGCGACGACATCATCGCCTTCTTCTTCTTCTTCGCCTTCCATCATTGGCTCTTCGTCGGGTGGCTCGGTATCACCTCCTTCGAGTTCCGCGTCCATTGCCATTTCTGGTTCTTCTGGTTCCAAGTCCATCTCGTCTTCAGCCTCTCCTTCGCCGCCCATTGCAGCGCGGAGTTTATCGGCCAAATCGATAATTGCTTGTGCTTCATCGTCAGAAAGCTCCATGTCGCCTTCTGGTTCAGCATCTAAAGCTGGTTCGTCGTCCATTGCTGGCTCGTCGTCCATGGGTAGTTCGTCAACAGGAGCTTCTTCAGCACCCATATCAGGTGGACCCATGTCCATTTCTTCTTCTTCGTCGTCCATTTCATCGCGAGCGCCGGGTGCGTTTCCGTACCCCATCTCTTGAATCTTCTCCTCGCCAAGCGGACGCATGCTAGCGAGTTTCATAAAGCGGCGAAGTTCGCCCTCTGTTAGTAAAGTTTTACGAGCCATTATAAAATCTCCTTAAGGTTTTGCGAAACTCAATTGTAAATAGTGTTTAGTTGCTTATAGTTCCCTAAAATTCAAAACAACTTAAAATATTAGTGTTTTTAATCTTCCCAACTGCTTTCGTTTCTATCTGTTTTACTCTTGCAAATGATATGCCAGAGCGTTCAGCAATTTCACGTAAAGTCATTGGTCCGTTTTCATAAATAGATATCAAAGCGCAATTATGCTCTTTTTTAAAATCTATCCACATTCGACATTCTTTATTAGGGCATGCCGTTTTTAGTTCTCTGCATTTTCGAGAACAAGATAGTAGACCGTCTTTAGTCATAGTTCTGGATGTTCCTCTTCGATCAGATCGAATATATTGTCTATCTCTCCGTCAGTAAACCCAAAATCATTAATCTTCTGCTGTCCATCGGAACGGAGCTTCTTAGACTTTGTTTTACGCTCCTTGGACAGAGAGCTTATTTCGTCAACATAAGATTGTATTCTATCATCTCCTGCAAGATACGCAGTTATTAGCGAGCGAAAGAACTGTGATTGTTTCAGTCCATCATGCTTCAACTTTAAAACCAATTGTGCGTGCCTGTGATCATTCTCGGTGAACACTATCCGCTTCGTTAGTTTTCCGTACTCTATCTCCGTTGACATCACCACTTCCTCGTAGTGATATGTGTGTGACTTTCAGACAGACCGGAGGCGGTTTGTATAAGAAACTGAGCCTTTGCCTGTAGTTCATTTAGATTTTTGGCTCCGGAGTATGAGAACCCAGAGCGTACGCCTCTTTCAATGTCCTCTAAGATTTTTCTGACTGGACCACGAAAAGGTATTCTACTGGTGACACCTTCGAAGGAGGAATATTTTCCACGCCAACTCATTTGTGCTTCCTTGGATGCCATTCCTCGGTACTCTTTCCAAGAATGACCTAGTGAATCTTTAATTACTGATCCGGGTGTCTCGGTTGTACCCGCCAGCAGTGAACCACACATAACAGCGTCAGCACCGGCAGACAGGGCTTTTACTATATCGCCAGAATTGCGAAGACCTCCGTCAGCAATAATAGCCACATCGCGATCCGTCTTAGCACAATCCATAATAGTCTGCAAGCCGGGTACCCCGTGGCCAGTTTGGATTCTGGTCGAACAGATAGAGCCGCCGCCGATATTGCAACGCACAGAGTCTGCTCCCCAGTCCGACAGGTCATTAACACCCTCAAGAGTGGCGACATTCCCTGCCATAATATGAATACTATCATCAAGATTTCTACGTAAATGATGGAGAGCTTCCTTCATTAACACATGGTGGCCATGTGCAACGTCTACACATATAAATGTTGCCCCCACCTTAGCCGCACACAATGCGCGCTCCAAGAAGTCGCCCGATACTCCGACTGCTACCCCAACATTGGTGGCGCCAGAACGAAGTGCTTCCGACAAGTGGTTGGTCTGTTCAGCAATTGTATTGTAGCGATGGATAATTGCGGCGGCGCCTATGGCAGACAACTCAATAGCCATCTGGCTTTCAGAAACTGTATCCATCGGAGATGAGAATACCGGAAGATGCAATTTGAGTTCTCTTCCTAAATCGGTCTGAAGATCAATCTCGGCCCTGCTCTTTATATCTGAGTACTGGGGCTGTAGTAATACGTCATCATATGACAGGTTATACTTTTGATTCACTTTATTCTCTCTTGTTCGATGAAATTCTTTATATCTCTAACTTTATACCAAGTCTTCTTATGGGGGTCTTCTGGTTCCGGCATGACTTTGTGCTCCGCGGATATGCGCGGAGGTAAATCTGGGTTTGGATTTATTGCCAGGATAGTAGGTACCCCGTTGAAGTTTAGTCGCTTTTCAATAGATGGGTCATCATCAACATTATATGCATAAAATACTATATTGGGATCTAACTCATACTGTTCTGATATATTCACGAAGTACTCCTGTAGTGAGTGGCACATGTGGCAGCTATTTGAATAAAATTTAACTATACATGTCACCGGTGTGAGTACTCGATTATTTAAAATCTGCTTGAGTCCGTCTTCCGAAATTCTTGTTACACTCATTTTTCTCTCTCCTCTCTAAATTCTTTAACTGCTGTTTGAGCCTTGTTCCAGCACTCTGGGCAATAAAGCCTTACTGTGTCCTTATCTTTAATAACGACATTCCACGTAAAAGCCATTTCTTTATCCTTCTTGTCAAAGGGTTTTAAACACGCCAGACATTCGTCTGGCAAATTTTGAAACATCGCTACCTGATCAGAGATGTCGTTCTCCTTGCCGACCTTCGCTGCCGCTCGTCGTTGCTTTCGGTTCATCTACTTCTTTCCTTTTTTTGGCTTTGGCTTAGACACCTTCGGCTTCAGTCCTTGGGACTTTCTAAAGGAAGAAGATCTTTCAGCCAAGTCCTTATCGGTGATGACCGCTTCATCGGGCGCTTCTTCCTCTGGTTCCGGCTGCTCAACAACGGCTGCAGCTAATTTCTCGGCATCAGTGAGAGCCAGAATTGACGGCTTATATTGTTGAAGTGTCACCATGGCTCCCTCAAGTTGGGCCATCTTAGCTGCGCAGGTACTAATCGTCTGAACGGTTTCGGACGTGGCTGGATTATGGACTGCATCCTTAATTAGCGCATATTGCTCTAGCGCCATTGCTCGCAGTTTTTGGATTGCTGCATTTAAAATATCTTCGGTCATTGTTTTTCTCCTTACTTATTAATGCCTTCTACTCTCCACAACTCATCGCCACCGTCAAATACTACGACCGCTGATGGGAATGGTGCGGAATTCTTACTATCGCCAAACTTTAGGCGGCCCTTCACAAAATGAATCTCTGATGCTTTCATCACATACTTGTGCCAATACTTTGTATCGGTGCGGGCTGGGATTAGCATCACAACCTTTGTATCATTCTTCATAGCTTCATTATAACCTTTCTCGATCCATTTGTCAATACCTCTTCCATATGGAGGGTTAACAAAGCAAGTGAAGCCTTCCCAATCTTTCTCTAATCCGTTCTCGCTCTTAGTAAAGAAGTTGGGACACTTTGTATTATGGGTGCTTGCACATGGATCCAAATCGAAAGGTCCAAATCTCCAATTTAGCTTGTCGAAAAATTCTTGGGGTGTTGCCCAGTTGCCAGTGGCAGAACTAAACATTGTTTTTTGTGTATCTTTATTCATTGTTTTCCTTTAAAAGTTGTTTAAGATGTTCTTCGGGGTTTTTGTTGTTTAGTTTGATT